TTATTTAACGTTAGGGCATAAAAAATCCCCGGTTACATAACCAGGGACAAACACAAGGACGCAACCTTCGCCAAGACAGCGACAGGTATAAGCCATTCAAGGAGCCTCTCTAAGCGTTCCACAGCATGACCATAAGCAGGCGGCAGAAGTCGTGATGATATCTGTCGTCTGCTTGTTCCAGCAATATGTCAAGGCTAGTCTTCATAGATCATGGCTGTCATGTACTCCCAGATCTTGCCGGCCGGAGCATCTTCGTCGGCGAAGTAGAACCGGTAAGCACCCTTCAAGAGAGTAGCCTCATCCAATACCGCACACATATCGGAATAAAACGAGTTGAATGCAACGTATTTGTCCCAGGGTGTTGTTCCAGACGGGAACGGCATGGTCTTCGTTGCTTCGAGGATCTGATCGACATTCCAATGAGCGCCGGTCTTCTTTTCGCCGGCAGCGTTGGTGTACCTGATCTTATCTACGTCCATCTCTGCGAAATGCTTATCGTAGTGGGGACCGTATAGCGCCTCATGCTGGTCACGCATAAAGGACATATACATCTCCGGATGCTCTTCTTTGACAATGCAAAGAATCTCATCTACTCCTTCTACGCTTTTCCACATTGCCTTTTCCGAGGCGACGCCTTCGGATTTGGCTTTCTTCATCATATCAATATACTTCATAAATCTACTTTTTAGCATTTATATTCTTTTCCTTCTTTACGGACTTTCCCAGTGATAAGGTTATCACCGGTATGGGTTCGTTAAGCGGGAAAGGTGGCGGAAATAGTCAGCGGGGTAGCAAGGCTTACGCCATAGGCACGATTGCAGCATTTCACATTTTCCGGCGTCACCTGCGTAACAAGCGGAGTCAAAGAGATAGTAGGAACAGTACCGGCAGCGCCTATAAATGCAACCTTAAACTGCTCAACCCATTGTTTTGTTACAGAACGGCAGGAGCCTTTCGGAGTGTAAGCTACAAGAACAGCTGCATTTATCGTCACGATAGTCTGGGTATTCACCGTCTGTTGCTCTGCGACGGTAAAATTAACTATGCCGGTAGGTTGTACACCATTGTCAGCGCAAAACGCCTGACATAAGTTTTCTACTACATTAGTCAGATATTGCTGGCTGGTAGCAGCGATTGCAATTGGGGTTAATTGAATCATAATAATAAAGTTTATATGTTATTTTTCGTCCGCATCTTCACCCTGCGGAGTAGGTTCCTCGGTTAATACACTATAAGATGCAGCACTCTCCTGAATAGGAAGATTATATTTGAGAAGGGTTTTCAGTTCTTCCAAGTCCTCCGGTTCAAATTCCACCTTTCCTTCAAACAGGGACAAGCCTCCGTTTTTTATAGCATCATCTACTACATTATGAGCAAGCTGCGGGATAGATTCATCGGGAATACCACTTATATATTTTGCAATAAACGGCTCTATCAGAGACGACGAAACACCATCAAGAACCGGAGATATCTCCTTTGCTATGCTCCACATTGGACTCACCCATCCGGTAGACTTGATTTTCGTCTCAATACTAGCTAGGAAAGGCATACGGCTTAGATTACCACCAATGAGCTCCTGAATAGCGGGCTGCGCCCATTTATTGAGCACAGCCGCCAACTTTTGTGCGTTGGAATACATAATGCCTACCCGTTACAGCAACATCCTGTATCACACACCTTTCTTTGAGGAACAACAAGCTCACTCAACGCAGCCAGATCCGCAATCTGCTGTTTCATACAAGCCAATGTAGCGGTATTGGTACCGTTGTATACAGCTTGATTAAGATTGATTGCACTTTGCGCCTCTTTGTCTGCATTGATGCGTGTCAAAAGACGATCATAAACATCTGCAAGTTTCTGGTCTGTGTAGGTGTTAGACTTAAGCAACGAAATTTCAGAATCTTTCGCTGCAAGCTTATCCATCATGCCGGCTTCATAGCGGCTAACAGGTCTGTCTTCCGAAGTAATTACTTCCACCGGACCTGCATAACCTGCATTACGTCCGTTTCCGCAACCGCCAAAAAAACTTCCGGCATTAAGCCCAAGGAAAGATGCAATACCAGCGGAAGCACCCACTGTATTATAATTACCTTGTCCTTGTCCTGTTACGTGGTATTCCTCACCACTTGCTCCTTTAATTTTCATAACTTATAAGTATTAATACACGGTCAACGTTAACCGTGTAACAAAGGACAGAAGAAGTTACTTGCTCATATGAATAGTTACTTGCGAATTACTTGCAGGAAATAAAAAAGGGACACCTATAAAGATGTCCCAAGCTACCTAATACAGGAGGTGTAAATCAAACGAGTCTTAGGCTAGCGAATTCCTTACCGATGGTATGTATACCGTCCTCTATTTTCTTTAATTGAGATTCGGAGATATAAGTATTGCCTCTCTTGTATTGTCTCATCAATGAGTCATTGATGCCCACAAACTTCGCGAATGCGCTTACGTTTAATACCGAATAGTATTCAAAAAGAGAAGCCAGGTCAAACTTGAACACCGGATCAGTCTTCAGACATTGAGGAATCTTTTCTCCCTCATCATAAGTTTCAGCAACCTCTTCCATTGAATTGAAGAAATCCGCTTTCGCTTCGTTTACAGTATTACCGACGCCAATCAAGGACAGACCATCCACATTGGTATTATATGCGATGTATGTACCATCACTCTGCTTCTCTATTGATACTTGAAATTTCATAATACAACCACTTATTATAAATTTATATATAGAAGGGAACCGGGATTAGAACCCGATTTCCTTTTTTAGCTTTTTCATTAGGCCAGATCTTACTTCCTGCGTCCAATGACGTTCAATCAAGATCATCTTTCCATTTGCTTTGTTCTCGTAAATATCATGCCTACTCCCATGTTTTACAAAAACAAAGCCGTTCTCAATAGCCTTCTTCTTCATTTCATTCCAATTCATGACGACTCTTTTTGATTTACACTGCAAATATATAACATTTTTGTGATACACACAAGAGTTTTATCAAAAAGAAATCCTTTTTATATGATCATCTATTTCCCGCCATGCTGACATTACGCTCCACTTTCTCATTTTTGTATCGTTAGAGCGGATAAACGACACCCCTTGCCTTGTTCTACCGATAAGCAAACCGGTCTCTTTATCCGATAGCTTGTCTGACAAGACTCTCACGAGCAGATACCTTGCGTCAGCGCACTCTTCCCGATTGGAATGGAGAATATCATTCTCGTTTATGCCCGTTACCATGATTACCACACCGACGACCTTTTGATATAATTCTGTAATTTTCATGTTGAACAACATATAAGATTATGAAACAAAACATCTCAAAAACTGTTGATTAAGCTATGAAGCCTCACGAACAGTCCTTGAGATGTTAGCCCGTCTGTGATTTGGTCGTCGAAACGGGTGTGAGGCTTCTTTCTCCTGCCTCTACGGAGTTTATTTTATTTGTTACTGATAACCGGCCTTCTACTTTACCGGATAACTTAGTGCTTAATAATCATTTCGAGATGTTACTCGATTTGATAAATAATCAATGTTTCATTTTAGCCTCCTTTCCAAGAATTATATAATTTACATCAATTATTGTATATAATATCATCCAATTTCTGTATTTTACCTTGCGAACATTTTCCGCAGTCAATTGTTATATAATACAACTTAAACTTTTCATACCGGAAACAGTCTGTGAAGATAGTGCCGGTATTACCACATAAATAAATTATAACTAACCCCACCACCGACATACAATCCACCTGGATAGCCGTATCCAAATTGCAGGCCAAGGCCCCAGCGTTTTTGTTTCGGTTTTAGAGTGATGATTTCCTTTTCTCCGTAGATTTCCATAAAGTCTAGGCTGGGCTTATAACCGCTAACCACTGCACGATAATTATCAGTCTTATACTCCTTACTTGTGATCGGGATAAGTACCGGAACCGAGTCGCCTTCTACGGTTCTGTCGGTAGTGGTATCTACCATAATCGGTAAATACACCGTATCGGTACGCTTTAAGGTCTCCTTTACCGGCATAAGCACGATGTCAACTATAGTGTCCCTTACTCTTATCGTATCTCCCTTTACATAGACAGTCGAAGGATCGTGCGGATTACAACGCATCCACACGAGTACACCAAGTAGCAGGCAGACTAATATCCAAGGGAGAGATTTCATATGATACTTTCACTTGATGACCAATCCGGACCGGACAATAAAGAATTCAGCTCTTCGCCTTCGTAGGTAGGATAAGGATAAATCGGATTTTCCGTTTTTTCTTCGTCTAGTAATGGCAAGGTCATGATACTTGGGAACAACTTTTCATAGTGATCCAATTTCATTATCACCTGCATGCCGTCAACACTCTTTCTCGGAACTAGGTGCAGTTCGTCGAGTACCTCTTGCGGTATCTCGTCCAGTTTCTCTGATGGGAATACAATGTATTTCATAATTGCTTCTTATAAAATGTGAATAACATACCTAATACGGAAGGGAATTAAGTGAGCTTTTATAAATATAATCCTTCCAAAATATCCTCAATCGTGTAGAATGTGACATTTTCAATTTGAGATAATTGGTCAATCAATGCTTTCCATCCATCACCATTGTTTGGATATGTTGCATCTTTCAAACGGTTATCCCAAGATTCGCCGTGAAATCCCAAGACAGCCAAACCACCACATTCTACCGCTTGTCTTACACTCTCAACCATATATCCAATGCCCTCCTGAACATTGTCTATTTTAACCTGCGAATCAAGTGCCGTAATGTTCAACAATCGGGTCATTGGATATTCTGGATAACTTATCATATATTTATCCGTAAGACCCTCTCCCGCCCAATGGTGGTAGATCATTTTTACCGAAGAGTTCATTTGCGCCAAATACCGTGTTGTAGGATAGGCGGCTGACGGATTACTCAATATCCTCGAACCATCTTTGAATCCGTTGCGTATCATCCACCTTGCCGCTTTTTCGTAATCTTGCATAACCTCATCATATGTCATGTTTGCAGAAATGTTGTGCGAAAATGTGTGGTTGAAAATAAAATGCCCGTCATCTTTCAATCTTTTTACAACATCCAAAGAAGAATGAGTTTTACCCGTAATAATAAAGTATGGTATTATTGAAAGGCTGCATTCTATGCCTTTACTCTTTGCGTAATCAGCCATCAAAGGTACATTTTCATTCATGTTATCTATAACAATCAAACAACCTCCTTTTGTTATATTCTCACGGAACTCAAGATTCGACAAATACACGTTTGCAGATTGCGAACCGCTTAATGTACATATTCCAACACTTGTAACATTTTCCGCATCAAATTGGCTTCCAATCATATCACTATGCCATTGATTTAGCAATGGTTTGATTGCCAAATTCATATGAAAAAATCCATTTCTATAATTAGCAATAGCGCCATAATAAACACGAAGAATTGCTCTGTGTTTCGCATCGTTGTAATCACCGCTAAATAGAACAATTGCAACAATAGGACGCTCATCGTCTTGCGTATCTAATCCTATCGCAAACGAAAGTGACACATGACAATTATTAATATTTATAGGTGATTTAGTATTTGTTGTTATCCATGCCCTTCCAGATGATATTGTGCGGTTAACCTTTACACAAGTGCGATCGCATTTATATATTTCATCATATACGTCAACAAGTTCGTTTGAAACCGTCATATCTACACCAATAAACGATGATGGCGAAATGTTGGCTTTGAAAATGGAATGCGGCGTTTTTGCATCATCAAATTTTGTTGATTGTTTGTTTGATATATCCGTTTTGCATTCAGCAACATTTTGCGACAACTCATCAAAGTTCCTATCTATCCCTTGCGCAATGACTCCCCACGACTTTTCGGAGTCTTTTGCTATGTCAAATATCTTTTCCATATTATTCGTTTTTAATTAATGTTTCATTACTTATTAAAGTCTCGTTACCTAACGTTGTCAAGTAGCTGGAGATAATTATGTTAATCTTCTGAGGTGACTTGGTGACCTTTCCGGTTATCTCGTAGGTTCCATTGTCTCCAGAGATGGATATGTCGCTGATGGCGTTAGATGATACGCCTATTAGCTTATCAGATGCATTTGACAAGGTTATGGTGATAGTTACCGTGCTGCCTTCGGTTACATACACTCCCGGATTAACTGAGTAGGAGATTGAAGAGTAAGGGATATTACTCTTGATAACCGGTCTAAACTCAATCATATCAGGATATAAAGTACCTGCCTTGTACTTCTTCAACTGTCTCTCTAGTAAAAACTCGGAGAGGCTGTAGGGGAAGAGCATGAGAGACCAAAGAGCGAGATTGGAGAATCTGGTATCGCCATCTCTAACTGTTCCTATCCGCATAGTATCACTGTCAATGGATGTACCCGCCCTAATTGACATTCCATTGTATGAGTATTTAGATAAATACGATATTTCCCTTGATTTTCCTATGTTTAAGTTAGTAGTATTTAATCCAAAACTATAGCAACTCCCTGAATTTGCCTCTAGTTCTAATATAAATGCCCCCGGATTTCCCTTACTAACAATACCTCCAGTTAATGCTTCTATCTCTCTATCCGCAACTACCGTATAATCCTTCACAACAGGGAGACCGGTTACCTTGCCGAAGTCGTTAATTCCGTCAAGATATAACGCACCATCAATTATTCCACTTTCCCCTTCCCAGCCGACGTTGTTCAATTGGATGTTGTGACCGTTTATGAAGTCAATCAACTGATCGTTGAACTCTGCGTGGTTCTCGTTAGTGATGCCCTGCTTCTTGATGTTGTAGTATAATTGAGGCTTGATGATCTGTCCTGGACGGTCCAAGTTGAAATAGGAGATGATCTGATTGATTTCGTCGGTGGTCAGGACTTTGTTGGCGATGAAGCCTCCGGCGTAAGCGATCTGAGATAATTCTCTGTAACTTCCATTAAGATACCAACCCTGTACAAAAAATTTAGAATCAATATTTGCATTAATATCGCCGTATCTAAGGGTATAATCAGCTTTATCTCCTAATATTGAATTAATAATAGTAGCACTACCTTCTTTTACCGTATATCCATATATTCCTGTTTTACCATTGCTTACATCTTTCCCTACTGCGATAGAAACACCATAAGAATCAGCTTTAGTTCTAATTACATTAGTATAATTATTGGTATTTGGAGTTGATATCTGATGAATAATACTCACCACAGTGATCTCATTACTGCCCTCCAACATCTCAGAGACGGGCTTGACGGACTCGATTATGTCGTCTACTCCGTCTGTACATAGCCAGCCTTCGAAGTCGGTTCCCGGTAATCCATACCCACTGCCCTCCGCAAATCCGAAGTTCAGCAGGCGCATGTCATTCCCGTTTGGTGTCAAGTCCTTCAAAACAGCCCGGTCAGGGTCGTCGTTTGTCTTGCCCCAGGTGGATATAGCCATCTTGACGTGGCTGAGTAGTTCGGGGTCGATGTAGGGACGACCGGAGCCCGAAGAAGCTACCGGAACTCCCAAGCGTATCGCATTCATGCGAATAGGATCAAGCCCTATCGCATCAAGCTTAATTGGATTTAATCCTATTGCGTTCATTACTCTTCTGATTCAAAAATAGAAGCCTTTACCGGTTCCGTTTCACATTCGATTTTGAGATACTGTCCAGGGATAAGGCCGACGACCGGACGAGCAAATTTCTTATCGTAATTTCTGCTCTCTACAACAGGGAAGTTTTCTCCGTCGTAGCTTATATACACCCAAAGCTTACCGCCTTTTTCAAATTCAATCTGCAATCCTACTTCCGCAGAATTTACCGGAACGGCATCGCTTACATAGTTCTTCTCACCCTTCGTAAAGGTTATAGCTGTTTCTTTCATGATTATTCCTCCTCTTATTATGATTCAAATTTGATATCGTTAACTCTGTTCAGCCATCCGCGTTTGAACTTGTTGTTTGCGGGACGCTTCCGGCAGATATCTTCTATAAAATCGAAGCGGGCAATCTTGATACGATCAAATAACTCGCGTGGATTCTTAGAATTAACTGCCGCTATAGTTTTTGGTCCGACAATTCCGTCCGGCATTACACCAACCAATTCCTGCGGAATCTTGATACCATGAATACCGGAGGCCCATATCCAATCAACTAAAATATTAGCGACCGACTGAGACTTGATCTCGTCTGCCTTCCATCTATCCCAGTACATAGTTTTCAATATCTCTGTCCATTCCTCCTTGGAAAGATTCTTTAGTCTCTCTATAGTCGGTTTAGGATAGCCTTTCTTTTTACAATACGCCTCATAGGTAGCGATTGTTACTCCCATATTAGTAGCACCTCCCAAGTCATCCGGATCATTAACGAAACCGCCTTCCCACTTTTGAATAAACGGTGCCAATTTCTTCACATCTGCCATATATGTTTCCTCCTATAAAATTAAAATCAATACTAATATCTGAATAGCCTGACCGATAAGACCTCCAATTAACGTTGCGGCAATATCAAGCCAGTCCCATTTGCCACCCCAAGCTCTGTCCTTGAATTCCATGCCGGCCGCTAGCCCTGCGACAAACAAGATGGTAAGCAATGCACCTGCTGGGATAGCATAAAGCAGGTGATTAGGACGGTTACTTTCTTTGATCCAACTCATGAGTTTCTTCTTGAATTATATCTCTGACATCTTCCTTGTCAACCTTGAACACCTTCTTCCCAAAGACTCCCAGAGCTCCAATCACATTTATATTGATCCCCTTTGGTTTCAATATATTGCCGACAATCGAACACCCTTCGATGAAGCATACCAATAAGCAAGAATACACATCAATAGGATATTCGCTATGACTTGCTACTGTGATCATGCAGACCATGCAGACAAAAGCAAAATAAGTAACCATCTTTCCCATAGTAGCGCGAATTGCACGAGAGAATCTGACTTTTTCACCCATTAGCATACTTTTTCTGACACCGAAGAGAAGATCACAAAGGATTACCGCACATGATACAATCAGCCACGGAATCATATTCTGCAATGACTCGGAAACAAATGCGGTAGCGATTGCCGCAAATCCGCCTGTAGTTGTATGTACTATAGCTTCCTTCATAGCAAACAAGTCAAGTAAACGGTTAACAACGAGATTACCTCAATCCAAAACATAGACTTGCATGCCGTCAGGTCCCATATAAGATTACCAGACCAGTTATTTACAACAAACGTTATCGCGTAGATTAGAAATGCAGCCCATAGCAGCAGCCAGTACCACGAATTGCATCCTACCCATATCTGGGAGAATACAAGCGACATCACTGCGCCGGCTATATGAGCTTTCTTGTGTGCTCCTTTAAAATTCGGGGATACTCCCAATACAATCATTCCGACTACAGAAAGAAAGATCAGGAACTGACTGTTTTCTGTACTTGCATCCAATGCGGCCGGAAGCAACAACAAAGACGGGAGAATCATGCATATACCGAACCAATACCTGTTACTCAGAATGTAATAGGTATCGGAAATAGAATAAGGGATACCCTTTGTCTTGTAAATCATCACACCAACATAAGATGCGAAAACCAATAATGATAGTAGTGTCAAAATCATAGTTTTATCTGTTTATAATGAAAACTCTAGTTTATTCGGATAACCGGTCTTGTAGTTGTAAGACTCGACTTCCTCTCCCGTCTGCAATCCCCGAACTACAGCAATATGCTGCTGCGTCACATTATAGCAATCAAGAGCGTATAACTCTAATGAGTTCAGCATAAGGAGAGCACTTGAAACAGGTATCGTATACTTTACCGCATCAAACCATAAAACGGTATCCAGTCTTCCGGCCTGCTTCTCAATATTGATTGAATTAACAAGACCTACGCGGTCCTCTTTGGTAAGCCACATTCTCTTTCTGGAGAGAGTGAATGAATTCACAGCGTCTGACTTGTCATAAGCATTAATATCCGCTATCTTCATCTCTTTTAGTTCATCAAGGGTATACTCATGATCAACCAATACGGGATAGCCGCTTTCGTTCTCCCTTATTTCCTTTCCGGATGACTGACCGTCCAGCAACTCCTGCCAGTATTCTTCCGTTATCTCTACTGAGCCTTCTTGCAGCTCATCGTAGAATCCTTGTTTCCAATATTTTGCCATAATATTATTTATTTCCAACGCCCGACGGCTATCCAATAAAAAGGATTAGTTCCCGCGCCAGTACCATTATTATCCCCAACGGTATATCTACTACGTATTCTAAAAAGGTTTGTACCTACCGATATTATAAAACCAGTAACAACATTCATACCGCTGCCCGGTTCGTAGTAGGTAATCACAGGAACATAACTGGTGTTATAAAATGATAGTGGTAAATACACATAGGTGTCGTTGCTTGAGCTTGACTTGTATCCCCACTGAATCAATAAACCATTATTAAACTTAGCATATCCGTTCATGCCCAAAGATAGAGTCATAGCGTTAGACAAGTCTGCCTTTGCCAAGTTGGGGATCATGTTCAGCAATTCTACAACTCTATCTCCTGTAAATCCGCTATTATAATCACTCATGCAAACTCTTTTTTAATCACATTAAACGTACTTCCATCTGACAACAAGAAACGTCCTTCAGCAACAGCAAATGCCTGTCTCTTGCCTATCTGGGAGATGGTAGTGGAGACAGATGCCTGTACTCCACTATTAGTTGTCCTAAACACAACAGTCTGCTCCCTGTCGAGTCCTTCGTTGGCAACATCGCTTGACACGCTTGCGGTTCCATTTGAACCAGGAGTGATAACGATGTTGCCTTCTCCTTCTTTCCAAGGAATCTGCATGCTCATTATGCGGCAGTCCAAGATGTGTTAGACGTAACATTGACGGATACAGCAGATCCACTCTGAGGAATAGTAATTTCCGTCGGAGAAACAGACAATGTAGCATCACCGGCAGCCTGTTTGATAGCAATCTGAGCAGCCTGTCCGCCATTGGCCGTCACCTTTAAGGTTCTAACGACCTCTTCGATAGTATCGTTTTTAGGAAACTCCAACTCGATAGAGAAAGGAAATTCCGCAGTAGCTCCCGGGTCACCGGTAATAGTAGCCGCATTGTTAATCTGCGTTCCATTCGCGCTATACTTTGCAGGCAAGGTAACATCTGTTACGCTTCCCGCCCACGCAAACGTCAATTTCGAAGAGTTTGTTTTACCCTCGACGGTCACAGTCCCTGCTGTCTTGGGAGCAGACATCTCAGAGCCATTATCAAAGGCAGCAAACTCAGATTTTGGCGACTGAGTTACCTTATAGGTCGAAGGAGTGGATACACCGACACCGGTCACCGTTACTGTTCCTGTACGAGCAGTACGCCCTGTGTGAGCGTCTGCGCTATTTGCAATTGTCCCGTTACCTGATCCGGTAGACGGATTTAATTTTAACCAACTAGGTTTTGCCATAATACAACATTTAAATAAAACAAATCAATTAACTATATCATTCTTCCTGCACAGCATGCCATACCACATTGGATAATACATCGACGTTATCCTCAAAGTTATTCGAAGGCATCAGCCATATGTAATCAGGGTCAACTTTTAGATAAGCCTGTTTACCAACATCACAGACAACCCCTATCGACACCTTCATGCCCGTTGCCGAAGCGGAAACCTTCATCTCATCCGCTTTGGCCGAGACATTTCCAATGCCCTTGACAGCCTCGATATGTACAGATATACATCCCATTTTACACTGTCTTTATACCGGTATTCATCTTATCTACCTCTACTCTTGTTCCGCCTTCATAGTCGGAGTCAGGAAGGTAAGCCGTAGTCTCCAGCCAGATTTCCCCCGATCCGATAATCTTAGTGTCAACATAGCAGCTGTAGCTGTTCTCATTAATGCGTACCATCTTAGACTTCTCTATCACCTGTGAGGCGGAGAAGACAAAGAAGCGGCATTGGAAGTCCACATCATCCATCGTCAGTCCTGAAGGGAGGTCGATGGAGATTGCCAACTTGATTATTGTACCTTTTGCTCGCATATATATTATCTTGATTCTTTGTTGTTATACATTGAACAAAACTCAACTACTTGGAGAAGTAAAGTTTAAACCACCAGTATTAGGAGCGTCTTTTCCACTATACACGTTGAGCATAAATAAGAATAAATTAATATCGTTATAATAGACTCGCATGCTAGTACTTGATGTATAAACTCGATCTACAAACCATATACCCAGTGTTACACTTGTTCCTTGGGTGTTTAAGACAGGCTCAATCATGGCAAAATTATCGCTATGACCGACTACGTAATATTTTAATTTAGAACCGTTCCAATGAGCAATCAACCTTATAAATGACCCTTCCGATCTCATATAGCACGTCCTAATTTCTACACCTTTGTAGTGTATACCTGCAGCTGAGTAATTAGTATCTCCTCCACCTTCCCTATAAATATTTGCACTACCATCAAATGATCGGGAAGCAGTACTTACAATGGTGAATTCAACTCCGTCAAACTTCTTATCATTAGGCAAACGTAAGGAAGATGTTCCGCTAAATAATATGTTCACTTTGCTGTAAGCGACCTTGTCGGGATCTACCGAAGTACCATTAGTTTGTATAGGAGTATTGGTCGCAAATCCATATACATGTCCTCCATTTGAATATTGATCCCCTGTTTTAAGATTGAATGCCAGGTTAGGTTTAAAATTCCCACCCTGCGGATTTTCCTGATTAAATTCTTGATAATTGGAGGTTGGATTCCCATCAGCATCTATTCCTTGTTGAGAGAACATAAAGTCTCCTTTAAATATAGCCTGTGAAAGATGTGCAAAATCTTTCATTGTAATTGAATCTGCCACCACACTACCCTGAAACTCATACTCTTCGGATATTGGGTCAAGTTTAAATACAATATTTCCATCCACAAGAGCAAAGATTCCCGTTCTTTTCTCTCCATCGACTGTAATACAATCTCTTCCTAATGCAATACCAGTAAGTTTCCCATTGCTATCCTTGGCACCTGAAAATATCTTAGGTGAAACAAGGTATTCTCCACTTATTTCTGTTTTATTATTGTTCCAATCTTCTACCCAGGGAAGGAGATTTGCATCCTCTCCCGGTTTGCCATCTGCACCCGGTTCACCGTCTTTCCCGTAATGCCCGAACAGGTGATAGTTCTTATATGCTCCCCATTTTCCATCTTGTAGAGTACGTTCACAAGTGTACTCATAAGGATAAGTTTCCGATGCTCCACGAGGATTATCCGTCCACCAGAGCACATCTTCCCAGTACGAAGCGTTTGTAGGAGCATTACCGATGCCGGCCTTTATAGCAACCTTGTAGACGTTATTGTATTTCACGACATTACCTATACTGTAGGATTTAGTACTGCTATATTCAGGAGCATCACCGATATACTCATTTACATATTCGTTAGACGCCGGCATGTCAATAGTCAGGTTCGACTTGGCAAGCAGATAAACCTGTTCCTCGGTCTTGGAGTCTGTCGGGAATATGACAGGCTCGCTCCAGGAAGGAGTTGTTTTACCATCAATCACCGCGGTGGAATACCAACAGGTAGTAGGATCGAGCATACGGAACTTGACTCTGTCCTCGTTACTGCTTGTGCTGCCGTCTTTCGTGTATACAATCTCAACAAAGTGACTGCCAGCTGTAGGCACTGCAATATCCACCACCGCGTTAGTCACTCCGCTTCCCACCCAGGCATGTTCGTTGGAACTGCTATATGATGTATCAAGGGCTTCTACAATACCCTTGTCGTAGTTCTGCTCAGATGATACATTAATCTCTATATGTATCATCTGATTAGCTCTTCTTGTCGTAAATGACACTCTTTGCTTGTATGTCGAGGAATGAGATGCAGGGGATGGAGAGACATAGTAATCACCGTCTTTTGTAAAGTTACCCGAATAAGAGAAGGTGATATCCTCCCGATCCGGAGAAAGGGACCATCCTGCCGGATTTGTACCGGTAGGCGTAGCAGGCTTTCCGAAAGCATACTTATACCGTAGCTCCGTATATTTACCCGGCAATCCCTTGAATCGTATAGGATCACCCCATGTGCCGGAAGAAGCGCTTGAAGCGACCTTCTGAGAAATCCAGACAACATCTTTTGTAGCGTTAGTATGCCATCCTCCGCTTGTCCCGCTTCCGGTCGGACGAGATGGTTCATCTTCGCTGTCATGGTATGTAACGAAAACGCTCAGGCCATCTGTACCGTCAGTACCATCTGTTCCGTCTTGGCCATCCGCAACCATCAACTCCCAAGCGCTTCCGTTATAGATGTAGACAATACCATTGCTGGTATTACGATATGCCCAGTTTTTCTCTGGATTAGACGGAGCACTTGATAAATCCCCTTTCCACGTAATACTAAGCCCGTCTTTACCATCTTCACCATTTATTCCGTCAAGCCCCTTCTTTCCGTCTGAGACAACAGCAATCGTTTCGCGGTCGATCAGTACTACTCCCGATGTTTCATTGTAAAGCCGGAACTGTATCTTATTTGTTATCCCGGAAACGGATATTTGCTTATCCGGAGTATAGCTAGTCGCATTCCCTGAGTCTATAATATAATCCATTGAGTAGCCAACCGGCAGAGAGGATACGACAGTAGAAGCTCCGTCGGTCTTCATTACCCGGCAGGATATATTCGAGACATCACTGTTCCCGTCAGCATCTCTCTTTATGATATTGGTCGATGGCTGAAGCGAGTAAATGACCGCGTTCTGACCATTTGTTCCGTCGGTCCCATTCTCTCCATTCTCCCCCGGCTTCACTTTGTTTATCGATAAATGCAGGGTACGTTCATATTGAGAACCTTTGTATGTTACCCGTCCCGTTATGGGTATACGAATTACATCAGCCACCGTAGCAGTAATAGCTGTAACCTTAACTATCCCCGTGCTACGATCAGCCGTTGCTGTCACGCCTGTAATGCTACCTACAGAAAGAGAATCAAGAGGAAGCTCGGTTGTTCCGTAGAACATAGAGAATGTTGTTGTGATGGGCAAACCGAATACCACTGTCCCGTCCAGAGAGCAAGCTACAGACTGCATTTCATCGTCAAGATCAGCAGAAATACTTCCTTCGCCGTCAAGACCATTCTTTCCATCCTCAGTCATCACATACCATGCGCCATCCTGGTATACGTAGCATTTCTTGTCGGTAGTATTACGATACCAGTATCCGTTCTGAGGATTTGCCGGAGCAGAAGAGAATTCCCCCATAAAAATGAGGCTTGTACCGTCTTTACCGTCAGTACCCGGTTTGCCATCCGTACCGGGCTGTCCATCTTTACCCGGTTCGCCCTTTAGATTCTCCTTTGCTTCCTCGTCCAGATTATCCCACGTTAGAACCACTCCCTTCATGGAGCACACATATTTTTTTTTCGATGCGTCCCAATACCACGAAATGGCACCTCCGGCTATGTGACCTGATCTATCTGTAGCAAATCGGGCTGATCCGTCTCCAAACTCAGCAGTACCGTCCGGATAGATACAGTAAACGACATGCCCTTTAGAGTCTGTACCTTTGATCATACCATTTTCGCAATAGAAACCCTTAAGCCCGTCTGTTCCGGGAATATCACCGCCCATACGGATTTTCGTACAACCGGCAAAACTTTTGCTGTTGATACCAAACAGAATATCGATTGCAGGCTGTCCACCTTCATCGGCATGCAGATAGATCGCACTCTGACGATTTACATCCTTCGAGTTACCGAACTGGACAATCTCATCACTGACAGCCGGAGTAGTCATACCCGACAATGCCGGATCAACAGCCTCCATGCCGTCTGTGTAACCTATACCGCCGGTGAACTCACTGACAGGTATGACGATTGTATCAACACCGTCAATCTTGCGTATTTCGGATATCTCGACCCAATAGCCTTTAAGGGTACCATTCGTCCAATCCTGGCACCGGATGAAATCGTGTGCGACAAAAGACATCTCATCCTCGATGGTGACCAGCCAGTTTTGTCCGGACTCATCCAGCGTGGCAGTCTTTATACGGCCGCATGCCTGAGTGATACCCAGTGCACCCTTCACCGCGCGGATCTTCTGAATAAGAAGCTCAAAAACGACCATTGTCTCGCGAACAACAAGACTGTCTATCTCCAGCTTCCATTTGCCCTTGATATACTCCCACAGCTTCCATCCATGACCGGCAAATCCGGACACGAAGTCTTCGACGTATTCCTTTACGCCGTTCGACAACTTACGTCCTGTCGCTTTTACAGAACAAAGAAATCCGTAGAACTTACCGTTACTTAGTATTGCCATATTATTCTAATTCTTCAATCAGTGAATCTTCAACTTCTTCTATCAATTCTCCGCCACGAACTACAAGGCCACCGTTAGCACTCAATAAGAAATCGGTACCATCCGGTTGATCCTTTCGTATATATTTTTTCTCCAGTGCTTCACCATCTCCGCCAATTTCTTTTACGTTTCCTTTATCGGTTACAATAATGATTTTAGGGTCTTCATCTCTGTTATGTATATATACTTCCCCTTGATTCAATCCTTCTAAATGCCTTGCTTCAGAAGGTGCCAACGGAGGATATACCGGATTGCCATCCTCGTCTATCTCACTTCCATACCATAACTCTTTTGTTACCTTCTTCTTCATTACACTTCAATTTTATCAGTATTTACAAAAGCCAATTGGGAAGAATCATATTGTAGCATTTCTCCTTCTTTGGGATTATTTATATTAAATCCAACAAGATTGATCGCTGATGATCCGCCCGGTATACCTCCCAATCCGGAAAGATTATTCTCTCTTTTTTCCAATAAAACCGAAGCCCAAAACATTTGGCTATCCTCAGATATCTGAGTCACTTCAGGGACAGAATTCCCCGAACGTACATAAGCGACACCATTTACATAGAAATCAGAAAGGCATAAAACTCTATTTATAAACTGAATAAACCAGTAAGGAATACCGGAAGAATTGCCGCATGATAACGAGAATGTGTCATACGGAACCGAATACAATTCTATAATTTCCTGCTTTTGGTTTCGGAATTGCTCATTTTCAACTTTTGGAGAATAACTATTCGGCTTAAATCCTCCTTCTGTCCTGAGTTCAAAAAACAACTGAGTTTCTTCAACCCAGAATATATTATCAAAAGGAGAATTATTGTCTTTATGAGAATATTTTATGAGACAGGTCTCTTCAAGAAGGAGACTATCCGAACAAATCAAAAATGGTTCGCTAGTAGATTGAAAATCACCGGAAGCATCCGATACCTCAAGGGTATATACCGAATCAGAAAGCCCGGTAATTGTTGAATAATACATCTTTACTGTATCATTCACTTCATATTCGGAAAGAGAAATAACTGTTTGTACGCCTGATACCAAATTATAAAGATAAGCTCTTACCGCATGGCTGGCATCATTCGAAAAGATTTGAATTAGAATTCTGTCATTAACATGAAAGCGTTGGATATAGTCTATATCCTGCTGAAATTTGTTCTTTAGAGGAGAAAAGAACAATGGACAGATGTCACCGATTTTAATCATATGGTCTTTTCGTTCTTTATGGGTTAAGTGCCACTTGACACTGCAATGCAAATATACTAATTATCGTGATAATAGCAATAACTTATCAGCTTTTTATCTCTTTCACAATTAGAGAATATTTTACCGATTCGGTCTTTCCGACATTAATCTTCACTTCTTTGATATATCCGGAGACAGCCTCTCCATTATGATCAAAAGAGATTAATCCGGATAAATTGGAAGGGATGTCTACTTCACTCGTCTCGATGTCTACTTCTCCGACAGTAAATAAGCGGTTTTCGATAAGGAAATCATCCGTTTCCTTTACTCCATCTATTGAGACGTCACTATTACCATCCGAAGAAGTAAACTTAAGCATATTTGTGCATGCGCCTATATATGCCTTATTTGCTTCCAGCATAAAACGAGGTGAATATTCTATGTTAAACATTGTATCAGGGCTGATCAGACCCAGCAACTGACTAGAGCTGTACGGACGGTCTAATAACAGATTACCATTCTCTGCCGAAGTTGCATATTGACAACCTACGATAAAAACATCATTATCGCTATCATTATCGGTGGTATCTTCCCCCCGTTTTTGAACCAAAAACTCTATTCCATACGCATCCGCCCGGTAAGGACTGATAAAAGAAAGAGTATTATCCGTCAGTTTTAATCCTGTTGAGAATTCATTTGTAAACCGAAACTCATCACGTCCATTGATACTGTCATAATCCTGCTTATCATATCCAACTTTTACGGAAGTGTTGATAAGAGAGGAATTGACGCTATATTCATAATCGTTTATCTGATCTGAAAGGTCTTTTACGACATAATTGTCAAACAATGCATATCTATGAATAAAAGTAACGTTGTTCCCTTCTACAACCAGAACATAGCCAAACTCAGCCTCCATAAACTCACAAAATTTCTTGAAGGAAGTGTACAGCTTTGCATTAGGAAGATTTCTTGCACTTTCTGCCGGCATTATAAAACACGAAGAGAGTCGACTCCGAGTAATTCCACCAGGTACATAATTGTATATATCTACGCTATAATCACTGCTGTCCGTCATGCTTTCAAGGAGCTTTTCTGCAACAGTGGTCAAAAGAAGGACATCTATATTGACAGGATTGATACGAGATTGGAAATTTACAGATAAGGAGAAGCCTCTCAGATAAGTAGTCCATGTCATTGCCACAGGTCTTACAGAATTGTTTAATTCCAGTTCCATCCTGACAGTATCTCCTTTATGAAGAACTGAAGTTATATTTTCATTAACAAAAGTAGGGGAGTTTCCGGCTATATGCTGAGCCCTCATTTTCTGTTCGAGTGTTCCGTTAGCCCTTTGTATATATAATACAATCTGCGAAGATACAGTTCCATTGCTGGTGCTTCCAATCACATAAAACGAAAATGACAGTTTTATTGTGATATTAATATCAGAAAGTGCTTCTGCAAAGGACTGCACCCCCCCATCACTCGAAAACGGCTCATCTGTAAAGACTAATGGAGAATTCAGCTTCGGGAGTTCACTATTATCTAGTATATACAAAGGAAAGCCCAATACAATAGGCTTCCCCTCTCCCCCCGGAAGAAGAGGTCCATAATGTTCGATATACTGAAGGTTAGCATCATCTTCTACAGTTGTCCCACCTGACACGTATTTAGCTTCATACTGAAATTTCAGACCGTCATAATAAAGAGATTGAGGCTTTAATTCAGACACCAGATACTCATACTGAATATTTCTCTTAGCTTTAATAATAGCGGCCAGCGTATCATCAATTGCGTTAATAGAGATTGTATATCCATCATCCGAATAAGAGGAAAAATCTAAAGCGCACTGAAATACCTTATCCCAGTTCCAGCTATTGTTTCTTTTATAAAAAGCTATACCGGCGCTGGAAGAAAGGTAATTCTTTGAATATTCCTCCTTCAACAAATTATAAGACCGGTTTACAAACTCAAATTTAGTGCTAAAAGAACGAAGTACTCCGTCATAATCACTTCTTTTATAAGCAAGTTCAAAATCATCCCAGTTCTTGAGATCATCCGTTGCTTCGTAGGATATTCCATTTATTAAAATCTGACATCTAAAGTACATAGCTACTTGCGTTTTATTGATTTTACATCGTCACACATACGCTTAACCATAAAGGCATATTCTTTTGCAGTAATCTCATTCTTGCGGATCTGCATTCCAAAATGAGCCATGACCATAACTCTTTCCCTGGCAAAGTAGTTTTTATCCATCTTGGAAGATTGCTCTTCTGCCTTTTTGCTGTTATAGCTCTCTATTAAATAACGACTCTGCGACATTATAGCCGATATCCGCTTTCTAATTTTTTCATGTTCAGACGGGAATAGCTGATATCCAAAAGATCTTAAGATATTAATCACTTCATCCCATTCTCCCCGATTTGCCATCAGTTCCGCAATCCTCATACATTCAACTTTTATATGAAGATTGATCATATTGCTCTTCTTCAGAATTTCAGCAGAAACAGAAGTACCGCCTACAATTTCAATGTATTCAGATATCAGCATGGAGGCTTGCTCTTCCAACTCTTCTTCTGAATGGTTGCCATCTATTATGAGTTTTCTCTTTTCTCCTAAGAAGACATCAATGAAGATGTCTAGGGGAATTTTGTCCAGATCATTGTATAGCATATTTATGATTCAATTATTCCTGTTATTACAATCCAAGAGAAGGCGCTATATATAAGAAAAAGTATCAATGCAGTACCTACTCTTTTTGCAAATTCTGTTGGGGCCACGCTTGAAATAAAGTCCCATTCGTTATAAATACCCACACATGTAAGATAGGTTAACATTATTCCTATCAATATTATTATAAATGTTTTCATCTTTATATACCCTTGTCCCTTTCCTCTTTTATTCTCCTTAGTTCTTCTCTCTGTTGCTGCTGCTTCTCCATTATTGTTGAAAAACGGCTTTTGAAAGGTTTATGATCTGATTGATCTTTCGTTATTTTAGAGCGATCCTCTTGCAATAATTTCTTTATAGCAATTGCACTAAACATTATCCTAAACATTGCGGACTGATCCTCCAGATCTTCATCTTCCACCGTACATTCCGCATCTTTCATTTTATCCCATAGTTCATCTGTTAATTTTCCACCAGAAAGACGAAACATTGCCGATATATCATCTCTTTCCAACTCAACTTTTAAGATTACTTTTTCCATAAGAATTAAATATATAAATGTTTAACTTTAAATCTTTACAATCTACTATCAAGATAGCGATACTCTGCGGAACGGGCCATTTTTCGCAATGTCTTATTCAAGTTTGACATTCCTTGATTAGTCACGTCCATTTTTCGCTCCAGACTCTTATAGTCATTATTTACATTAACAATGACGGGATCTCCTTTGTCACGCCTCATCTTATCAAGCATCATTGCGTCAGAGCGAAGAGCCATTTTTTTGTAATCAACTATATCTGGGATGACCTCAGCATGTTTAGGCATATCAACCAAAGTGGGGACAGATGGGGTGATATAAGCTCCGTTACCTGTAAGAATAACCTCTCGCTTGCCACCATCACCGACAATAGCCAAACCTCCCGGGTGAGATTTATCCTTTGTTCCCTTTGCGTATTTCGGGATGGGCTGGGCTGCGATCATGGCTATTTGAGCAGCTCCCATTGCGGCAACCATAGCGGCAATAACAAAATTCGGCAACGCTTTAGTTACCGCCAGGGATGTTGCAATTGTTGCCTGTATAATAGAATTAGCCTTATCCCATTTGGCCTGTTTTTGCTGGATTTCAGCTTTTTGCTTTTCCAGTTCTTTATTTTTATCGGCTGTCGTTTGTTCGGCGGCCCGTTTCCGAGCCTCACCTACTTCCGTAGAAATAACTCCACTATTCACTAAGTCCTCGATGCGCTCCTTTTCTTCCTCTGCGGCTTCTTCATTCTTTTCCTGTTGCTCTTCGATTTTTTCTATTTGCCGATCGTACATGCCTATAACCATAGTTGATAATCCTTCAGATATAGCAGCTGCACTAGCCAAAAGATCTTCTAATCCCAATTTACCATCTTTTACCATCTTCAGGATTAGCTCTGTTATTCCTCCAAACAGCGTGCCTAGCCCATCAACTGCGTCATCACTAACATTCTTCAGGTTATCTATTGATGATTGAATATCTGCCCAATATTTTTTATCACTTTCATTTTCTTCATCCCTTGCTTTAGTGTGGGCATCTCTAACCTTTTCTATAAGCTTTATTTCCTCTTCGGCAAGGGCTTCTTTCAATCTTAATCTTTCTTCATCTGATATGCCTTGTACATTAATCAATTCTTGCAGAAGTGCCATAGTACGCTCAGTCTCTATTATCGCATAATCTTGCGTTATTTGGGCCTTTCTCTTCTCGTATTCTTTTTTAGTGATTATGCCTTTTTCATATAGTTTGGCCTGCTCGAGGATATCTCTTTGCATATTTCTCGAGCTCTTAATGGATTCAGCAGCATATGTATTCTTTGCGCTATCCATCTTATCTTTCGCAAGGCTTTCAATCCTTTTTCTTTCTTCTTCATCTTTTTTATCCAAGTAATTCTTATCTATCGCCAGCAATTCATCCTGAAGTATCTGTTCGTAATTCTTTCTCAATTCATTTTCTTCTTCCGAATTACCTTTGATGGATGCTATATTTTCTTCATACTTCTTTTGAGCTGTCTGCCTTTCTTTTTCATACTCATCATCTATAAGAGAAATACGGGTTTCGGAAAGACGTTTAGCGATGTCTTCTTGATGTTTTGCTAGTTTATCAGCCGAATTTTCACCTTTTGATGTTGGTGGATTTAGCAGGTCATTTATATTAATGCTTTCAGCTAGTCCCTCATTTGCTCTTTTAAAACCATCAGCTGTTTTTTGGAAACTCTCCATTCTTTTTTCAGCATCTTCAAGCCTGGTTCTTAAACCTACAAGAGCAAGTGCATTTGCATCATAAGCCCCACCTCCCCTTTGTACAACAATCTTAGGTCCCTCTGCTTCCAATCTATCTATTTCTTTTTGTATTTGATAACGATCTACAAGAGCAGATCGCATTTTATTCTCATATTCAAGAGCCTTTTTACTATTTTCCACCATTGTTTCTTCGATAGCACGTGCTTGGGCGTTCGCAATTAAAGCAGACGTCAGTTCTTTATAACTCGAAGCTGCTTTTCCTGCTAATATATCCTCATCTTTGACACTTCCTAAATAATTGGGATATCTTTTTTGGAGCTCATCAACCGCCGCTTTCCTTTCTTCCATTGATCGCGTAGTATCTTGCGAAGCATCATATAATAGCTTTAACTCTGTTCGCTCCTTAACCGAATCAGACACTCCCTTTCTCATAGCTACCGCTAATTGATTTGTAGCATTTACTGTTTCTAATAATGCATCTTTTGTTTTACCCAATCCGCTAATCCAATTTACCAAATCTTTTCCATATACAGAAAGCAAAGTTATCCCTACCACTAATGCTGTCTGCCAATTAATGATAGCCCCAGTCAACTGTTTCCAAACAGGTATTCCCTTCATTCCAGATTCCCGCATTGCTTTAAATTCAGCATTTGCCTTTTTAATCTCATCTACTAAAATCGGAAGATTATTAGATATTGCAAGGAAAAACGTATTCCAACCAACTGCAAGAGATGGAAGTTCTCTTGCGACTTGTTGAACAGACATACCTAAACCATTCCAATGCGAAGCATAATTACCAACATTACGTTGATAATTTCCCATTTGGGCATCCATGCTTTTTAATTCATTCTTCAGCGTCTGTATCTGCTGTAATGTCTTTTGTCCTTCAGAACCTAAAAATGAATCTTTAGACATAGATTTCAGCCGTTTTTCAAGAGCCAATACCGCAGCATTCATTTCGTTGTAGCTGCTAGATGCGGAAATAATAACAGCAGCATGATTTCTCATTAAGCTTGAGTACTGCTTGTTTTGTTCCGAAAGCTCCGTTTGACGCTGCTTTAGTAATGCAGATTTATTCAGATAATCAGTTAAGCCGATATTCCCATTCTTATATTCCTTATCCAATCGTTTGAGTTCATCTCCTAATTCCTTTATTCTAATCTTGTTCTGAATGGTATCTGCCGTCAATTTAGTAACATTATTATCATAAGCTAATATATTATCTACAATTTCAGCATACCTAATCTCAGTAGTCGCTATCGCCTGATTTAATCGATTAGTAGATTGGGTATACGATTGATTTGCCTGAGATGCCGAACTTTGGGCAGAAGAAGCGTTCTGAAATTTAGAAGAAAGCGTATCTAGAGAGCTAGATATCTTATTTATCCCTTTAACTAAATCGTCAAATTGCTTAGGAAGGGTATTAAGAGTCAGTAATTTATTTATCTTATTCCCATAATCCTCCAAAGTCTTATTATATTTTTCCTGAATAGCAGCCATTCTATTCTGAGTAACAATAAGATCATTTAGTGTTTTATTATAAAGAATCGATTTGTCAGATAATTCTTGGAATGTTTTAGGATTGATTTTAACTCCACCGGCTAATTCTAAAGCAAGCTTCTTATAAATTGAATAATTCTCGTTTAATTCCGCCTTAAAGTTTCGCAACTGATCAAAAGCTTTTTGATCGACTACATCCGTGATTTTTAATTCATTTGCCATAACGTTCGAATTAAGTACCGGGCCACTTGACACGGTTTCCGCACAAATATAGGAAGATTTGAGGAAATTTACAAGCTATTTAGAATGAATAAAGATAAGAAAGGCAGGCAAAAAGAAAGGCGGATGTTAGTCCGCCTCTATAAATTCTAATAATGATTTGTACATTTGCCTAGATTCCTTATTAACATCTCCCATCGTTAGATATTTAAAACCATTATTCTCATAAAATCTAATAGCTCTTTGGCTATTGTCATTAATGGCGTCAACCGTAATAAATTGACAACCAGTTTTGTTCTTACTTATAAAACTTTGAACTAATGATTTTATAAGAAATGTGCCAATACCTTGATCTTGAAACTCTTTATCTACAGCAAGCCTTCCAATCTTGGCGGCAGGGTACATCTTCTGATTTAGGAATCTTTCCCAAAAATCAAAATCTATCTTGTTTTTACAATCTTGCATCTCATCTGCAAAATCCTGACGGTCAGATACGCTTAATAAGTCATTTGCTAAACTGTAATAAGCAATAATTTTATTGTCTGTTTCTAATAAAGTCGTGGTATAACGGAGATGTTTTAAATATATCTTTGAATCGTTAAATAAAAAATCGTTCAAATCGGTATTCCCACAATCGAACGATTTAAAATTATAGTCTTTGCTTAATTGGGTTACTGTAACTTTTCTATTTTTCAGTAAATCCCAAAAATCAATAGAATGTTCCACCTGAAATTGATACCAATAAATTGTAATTTTCTTCCATCTCTTTAATCTCTTTTTTCTTAGCATCCTTTTCTTCAGGCGTAAGTTTCTTTGTCAGAGATTCCAAAAGACATTTTCTGAATCTTTTTGCATCTTCTCCTTTAATTGTAGGAGTGTTTTGAATAGGGCGTGCCATACTAAACTTTTTGTTTTTGTTTTTACTTATCAAATATAGAATTATAGCCTATATTTATTGAATTTTATGTGCTTTAGGTGATTATTTGTATTTCCTGACTGCACAAATATACAACAACAACATCAAACACCCAACAAACGATCACTAAATTCATCATTTTCAATGGTTATTTAACCATCACTAAGCTCTTAATGTTAATTATTAACAGTTTCACTCCCATCTTCTCCCCCACTAAGATCAAGAGTTTCTAGCTGGCTATTAGGTAAAGGAAGAGCACTAATAACAGCTATATCAAATACAAAAACGCCCACCTTCCGGCGGGCGAAGACTGGTTAGGAGAAAGATGAATAATATCTTTCTATTTATATTTTACGGCTACTCCTGTAACTTCATATACAGGATATGAACCTTTTGTTTTATCTTTTCTGATAAGATCAAATTTTATAATTCCATTAGCACCGATCTTTTTAGCCTCTTCAACTGCAGTAGAAATCATTCTTTCTAAGGTTGGGACATAATATATGGACCATTTATCAACTGTCACTTTGCGTACATGCAATTTATGCTCCTTTTTTACTTTTGCCCCTCCGCAGAATTCCAAATCTATTAAGCCTATAGGTTCAAACTCCTTATTCGCAATATCTGTCGGATTTATAGTAAAATTAGGGTCATTTATATACTCTCTAAAATCTATAGACCATCTTTTTTCACTATAACTAGATGTACTACAAGATGATACGACAAACAATACAGCTAATAAAAATAAAAACTTCTTCATAAGTGTATGTAATTTAAATGTTTATAATATATTCTACATGCTAATATTTAATTCCCTTCACTAATATTCCTACACCATTAGAGAGACTTTCGATATTATCTCCCGACATAGTATATTCTACAGGAAACCATTTAGATAACTCCATCGTATTTTCATTTTCTGTTTTCCATTCATATTTACCGACTTTTTCCCATATGCCAATTTGAGCAGATTCCTCCAATATAATTCTATCATCTTCTTCACGATAGACACCGGAAGCACCAGACATATATTTGTCGCCCTCATTACCAAAAACAGGAGAAATCGTTGTTGATATATCATATGTCATATCTTTATAAAAAGATAAAACGACCCTTCTGCTATTATCATTATTAACAGTGATTACTCCCTTATATTTCAATCTTAAATTTTCATCTTGCTTTAATTCTTCATTTTTATCACATGAACACAAGAACGAAAACAATAACAGAACAAATGCTATTTTTCTCATAATTTATGCGTTTAAATAACTGTATACAGCAAACTAACGGACAAATTACTCTACTGCTTTAATCCGTTTTAGCTAAAACATGGTTAAAATTGTACCTCTATGTTCAATTTACCCCCAAGCCCTTTAGTCACAATGTCGTAAAGCGTGGAAAGAGTAAGGTTGCTCCCTTCCCTTTCAACTTTAGATATGAAAGAACGCTCCTTTCCTATCTTTCCTGCAAGCTCGCTTTGGGTCATTTTCCTTGCTTCACGAGCATTGCGTATCTGAAGCCCGACACGAAGGTTGGAAAGTTCGGTTTCAATCTTATCCCGGCGCGGAGTACCGATTTCTCCATAAACCTTATCCTTTATATCCTCAAGAGTGTAAGTTTCCATATCATTCCCTTTCCCTTTACATCACAGGCTTTACAATCTCGAATTTGAGACCGAGTGCGTCGATGATACGAAAAAACAATCCGACCCCAGGTTCGATAACTCCCTTTTCTATCCTTGATATATAAGTTTTATTAGTACCGACTTTTTCTGCCAATTCAGATTGCGTCATTTTTTCTTGTTTACGTGCGTTACAGACTATTTGCCCTATGCAATAAGCATAAGCCTCCTTGTGAAATTCTTCACGCTCGGGAGACCCTATTTTGCCATATTTATCATCAAGTATGGCGTCAAAGCTGCCAATGTTATTTTTTTCCTGCATAATATTCTTTTTTAAGTTCCAATGCTTTTTTAATTTCACTTTCCGGCGTCTTTTGCGTTTTCTTCTGAAATCCGTTGAACAGCATCACGATGTTGTCTTCATCGAATAGAAAGAATGCACGGTAAATATTCCCGTCATAAGACGCTCTGATTTCATAAATGCCGTCACGGACAAATTTTACAAACTTCTCACTTATCCGTTCCTGTATTTTGAGCATGCCCAACACGTAATCAAGTTTCTTTTGCGCTCCGCTATCCAGTGAACGATAGAATGAAATGAAGTAGTCTTTATAGAATAATATTTTCCGTTCCTGTTTCATGTCGCAAAGGTAACTTATAATTCACTTTTTCGCAAATATTTCCCGCTTTTTCTTTTTGTATTTCAAATAAAGGTTGTATATTTGCAGTGCTAAATCAATTATAGGGGTGGCAAACTCCTATGGATTCCATTGGGAGTTATTTTTTTGCCAAGACATATTGTAGTAGTATCTATCGTTTTAAAGATATTGCGCCTACCGAGTGGAGATACGGAAACGCCTCCAAAATAAACCCTATGGTTGATTTAGCAGCTCGTAGTAGGCGCGTTTTTATTATTATGCTAAATCAACCAATTCAAGTCCTAAAACAAACCGAATTGCTTGGACACCAATTCGCCGTTTATGGAACAGCAGAAAATCCATTGTTCTTAGCCAAAGAAGTAGGAGAAGTATTAGAATACTCCGAAAGCAATTCAAGCAAGTTAACTAATCTCGTAGATGATGATGAAAAGGTTCGTAATATTGTTACGACCCCCGGTGGGAATCAGGAAGTTTGGATGCTAACCGAGGACGGATTATATGAAGTCCTTATGCAATCCCGTAAACCAATTGCCAAACAATTCAAGAAGGGGGTAAAACAAATCCTTCACGAAGTACGAACCACTGGCGGCTACCTCGCCACCAAATCAGAAGACACCCCCGAAGAAATCATGGCACGTGCCCTTACCATCGCACAAGCCACGCTTGCAAAGCGTGAAGAACGCCTAAAACAGCTCGAAGTAAAAGCAGAACAACAGCAAATCACCATCGAATTGCAAGAGAAGGAAATCAAGCAGGCCGCCCCTAAGGTCAACTACTACGACACCCACCTACAATCGGTCAACACTCTGACCACTACACAGGTAGCTAAGGAGATAGGGATGAATGCGGAAAAGCTCAACAGCAAACTGAAAGAGCTTGGCATACAATACAAACAGTCCGACCAATGGCTGTTGAAAGCTCCGTATGACAGATGGGGAATGCACGATGTAAGGACCAACATTTTCACGAGCGAAAGAGGTAATACCCACACCAACACATATACGGTCTGGACGCAGAAAGGCAGGCGATTCATCATAGCCCTATACGAAAACGATTGGGACGTGAAGAAAGCCATCAAGCAAATAAAAGGTGAGATGAATTCTGCCGCCTAATCACACCGCCATGTTAGAACTTTTAATACTGCTGGGCACCCTGTATGCAGCATATAGGGTGTTCCGTAAAGGAAGCGAACACTTCTTTTACAACGACTAACAATGCAGCTTATACGCTGTAAATCATCAGAATACATACGAATACACGAATCACGAAAAATAAAAAGTATCATTATGGAATTTTCAGAAATTAGAGAAAAGTTTGAAGGTCTGACAGCAGACCAAGTTTGCGAACTGGCAAAGTTCGGTAAAGAGATTTTAAACCATGCCGGCATGTTCGGCTTATCATCAGGGTTGCTGAACTTGATTAAGGATATTATCAACGCAGATGATTATGTGTATGATGACAATAAGTGTACAATCGAGACACTTATACATATTATCAGCCTAGTTAACGATTTGACAGAAAAATGTTTACACGAGCGTAAAACTCCTTTTGGGCTTACAGGGCTAAAAGATGATAATGAATACTTGGGATTAAAAGACGCAACCAAAATAGAAGCATTATAATAGATAAGTCAGGGATTTCGGTCCGGCACTGAAGTTGACGCCAATCGACAGGGAAGGGTAGCTTTGTGGCTACCCTTTTTTATTAATTAAACCTACTTCTTCTGAGAAAAACTATCAACCACCCTCATTTCTTTAAAATTCATAGATAATAGACATCCTACATCCCTGTAGACAGACATAAGCCTTCCGTTATTATCTTTGAATTTATCAAGAGACTTCAACTCTTCGATTATCGACTGAATGCTAATACAAGCAAACAATATGACAATAGCCAATTCTTCCGCATTACTTTTATTAGAAGCTTTCAAAAGAGCTTTATCAGCAAAAGACATTTCAACCATCTTGCCTTTTTCATCTTCTCTGTACACAGGAATCTCCTGACCTGTTATCTTTGTGACAATATCAGTTATAGATATCTCACCCTGAGTCTGAAGGGCCGCTAGCAACCCGTCCAGGTGCTCTGGCTTTGTCTCTTGCACAATATCCCGCCAGTCATTCTGAATCAAATCACCGATAATCGTATAGTGTTCCAGATCTTTATTGGAAAGATTCACTATCCGGATATTGCCATTGTCGTCATAATCCTCATCCTCCCCGCCGTATTCTTTGATTGATTCTATTCGCTTATATGAGGCATAATACTTCCAACTGCCCTCAAATTCCTTTAAATATTTATCTATAACAGCCTGCCAGCCATGTAGTTTTGATATGACTCCATGCAAATACATTTCCCACAAACAAGATTCATAAAACAAATCAATACAATGTTGATCTGCATCCTCTGACATTCTTTCAAATGTAGACGGAGATGTAATCATCCTTACAATATCCAGTTTTCTCAATGCTTCGTTAAAACAACGCGCTAAATTACTATCATCGTCTATTTTATGCAACAGCTCATAGAATGAAAATTTTCCCATAATTATTTCTCCATTTTAATTTGTACAATTCTTATGCGCTAAACATCAACCGAAATGTCTCTTTCCCTTTTGGAGTAATAAGCAACTGCGTTCCGGTATGTCCATTATGTTCATAATCTTTTAATTCAAACAAAGATGGAGTATGATCAGCATAAGGCTTCAATCTACGCTTTGTATCACGGTAGACATATTTGTTCTCTAACAGCAAAGAGATGAATTTATTTTGAGGTATTTTTAACTCTTTTGCCGTATCGCGCAGATTAGTCAGCAGCTTCCTATCTACCAGCCTGTCGAAATAATCCGCCTTGGGTTTCATAGTCGTATTTTCTAATGCCAAACGCTCTTTCTCTTCGACAACTACAACCAGTTCTTTGAGAGCTTCAAGGTAAGTTTTAGGCAATGATGGCTTGACGGAGTAACTTCCGGTCTGCATCACAGAAGGGACAATATCATCAAATATCCAACTTTCAAATTCATCGGCTTTCGGCATTTGGCTTTTTGCTGTCAGACGGTAGACGTTACCTTCGCTGATGAATTTCATTGGCTGGACTCCGCTATTTGTGGGGGTGTCGTGAATCACGACGCCCTGTGACTTACAGTGTCTTACTATCGCATCACGAGGATTAGAGTACCCTAAAGATGTTGCAATGTCTGTTCCGCAAAACCAAGTCTTACCGTTTTGAACAAACATACGAATCTTGCCAAATAAAGGATACTCATAAACATGGACTTCGTTTGTTTCTTTTGCTTTTAAGGCGATTGATGCCAAGTCATCATTGAAAATCTGAATATCATTCATACAATTTTCGCAGTGTGCCCTTTCACACACGGGAATACAAAAAAACAGCGCCGAACGCTTGAGGATCTTTCGGCACTGTTCATATATTCCCAACTCTATGGAAATACTTAATATCTTATCTGCGCTCCCCCAAGCTGCATCGCACTGCAAATATAATAAGTTTTTGCTATTCGACAAACAATTATTTTATTTTTTGTAACAGCATATATTTGCTCTATATTTCCTCTTATTTTTGTATAATCCCCGTGATTTTTCTGACCACATGATGCAAAAACTGTTCTTTTTGTCGTATTATGGATATACGTACTCAATAAAGGTGCCGGTATAATCCTCTCCATCTTTGACAAAATAATATGTACCATCCGGCTTTTCTATTAGAACAAACACAGATTTCTCCATTTTAGCAGCCTTTCTTGCGATTTCCCGCATTTTCTCTATAGAAGCAAGCCGTTTATTACCTTGACACCAACAACTCATAATACACCAAATTTTGAGAAGTAATTTTTAAGCGCCGGATTAAGCACATATTTAAGGAAGTACTCACGGGACTTTCCTCCTACTCCCAATATGGCACTTCCGTACTTTCTTTCAATATCCGGTCCTATGTCGCTTCCCCTCGTTTCTATCTTCAATCCCCTTGAAGACGAAGAGACACGTATAGAATCATAGAATTCGCCTGTTATAATGAGGTTTGGAGTATAAATGTCTCGCGCCGGATAACCTTGGAAAGATGGAGTCGGTTTCGTTATTCTCTTCTTCATCTTGGCGTAACTCTTTGCGGCTTCATAAGTAGGAAACCAGGGATCATTCAAATAAGTTGGACGCAATGGTTTATCATTACCATTTACTCCCGAATACAGCTGTTCCGTCACAAATTCCCTAACAAGAGATTTATTCGAATCCATAACATTCTGAATCTCTCCTTCAAACCCAGCAACAAGAGAGGTTGCATTATCCAATGCTTCTTTAATTGTAGCCATATGCTTAACAAATAAGAGAAAAGGGAAGGCAAACGCCTCCCCCCTTCCTGAAAACAAACCACTTTAAATAATATCCACTGAAGGAGGTCTGGCACTAACGATCCTGTCGTATATGTCAGAGAGGATATTTTCTCTTTCTGTTTCTGTCCTATCAAGAAAAAAAGAAGTTTTATGCTTGTTGATGAATTCTCTTTTCTTCATTTTCTTAACTTCTTCATCGACAAAGTTAACTCCCTCTACTTTCATTCTACCCACTGTTCAATGCCGACAACACCATTTTCCTGAAGAATCTTCGGAGATTTCAAGGAAACCGTACCTGAAGCAGTTATCGTAAGAACACCATTTGCATAAGTAACGGCAGTTGCACCATTAAAGCAAGTAGAAGCACCTTCGCTTAATGCCGGCCCAAAGAAAGATGTGACATCAAGATTACCGAAATGTTCTTTCAGCTTATAATTGTTTTCTCCGGAATCTATTTTTACCAATTCGACATAAACAAGCCCTGTCAAAGCTTCTACTACGTCAAACTTATATACCCGGTAATCGGCGTTCTTCACGTACTTTTCATAGTCCTTGAACATTGTACCGATAGTCAGGTTTGCCTCCGTTCCGGAAGAATCCCAGTCCTGACCGCCCGGATAAACTCCGGACAAGGGAATTCCCGCCAGCTCCTCGGTGCCATCATTCATTCCGTACACAACGTTATTCTCGTCCACGAAATAGGCATCAAAAGCAACTCCTTTTGCGGCCATGATATTAGCCTTCAGACTTGAATCGAAATCCTCCAGCGTCCATACGTCATCTTTCGCCGAGTAAGATGTAACCTTGTTAGGTCCATATCCTGTAGCACCTTTGTTGGCCTCTCCACCAGACGGAGCGTATTCGACAATCGTCTTGATCGGAAAGATACGAGCCAGTCTGTCATCGTGACACGCAGCCTGCAACGCCTCAGCGGTTACATTCTTAGGAAGTTTATATCCGTGCATTGCCAAGATGATGGCTTTTACCTTTCCCGGATCAAGTATACATTTTGAAGTACCGGTATTAAACTGAGCAACACCGGCGCATTCTCTAAATTCTGTCGCCATAACATTTAATATTTTTGATTGTTATTCTTAAATCTTTTATTTCTATTACATCAATAAAATCTCTGAATGGTTTACCATTAGCCTCTACCCCTTTTCTTCCGTAGCGATAATTCTCTTCGTAGTAATGAGGAATGCTATTATTATACTTATGCACCAGGTCAGGAGACTTATCGATACTTTTAATAAACGCATCATAAATAGGGCGAAGCGCCCCTTCGAAGGAGACCTTTTCCCGTTCTTCATTCGTATAATCCTTTAAGGTGTCTACCATGATAGCCAGTTCAAGAGTCGTTGTACGATCCTTTCCTGTACGATCCTCGGTATATGGAGAATAAAGACAGATAATAGGAAATCTTAATTTACTCATTTTAGGCGATTCAGCCCATTCGGTAAGTATACCGGCAATATAATCCCAATCACCAAACATATAGGAAATATTCTTGCCATAAATCCCGGATGTGGAAGAGACTATATCTCTGAATATATTATTGATTGACTTCATATACCCATTGTGTTTATTTCTTCCAACATACTCTTATCAAACTCAAAACCATCATAACCTTTATTACCACACAGATAACGGAATAAAGACTCATTCATCTCTACCATGTCATTCCATGCTGACACAAGGAGATTATTCGGATTAGCGCGATCCTCCGTTGAACCATATACAGTCCCTGTCGGAGTCTGCTTTACTCCACATCTTCTAACATAATGAAAATATACATAGTTAGCAAGCGGACTATACCCCTTTTCAGAAAGCTTCTCTTTAAGGGTATCCCATTTTTCGATTTTATCTTCGGCGGAATGAGAAGAAAGGTAATCCCAGAATTGACGGCTCATATCCTCACCCAGAACAAGCTGAAGATATTGTCTTTCATATCGGTCTATATATGATTGTAAGTTATCCCTCTCCGCAATACGAGTCGGAGAATCTGAATCTATATCCCAAATGATGCCAAGACTCAACATTCCAGTGAAATATGAACCGTCAATAATCATGAGTTAGTCTTTTTACGTTTTGTGAAAAGTTCTTCGCACCCTAATGCCTTAGCATCGTTTAGCAATTCGCTAGTCGCTTCAATTTTCCCTCCTGCATAAAACTTGCTGGCAAGAGGCATACCTACCATAACTTCCTCTCCAGTTTTATACATTGTACCATCCTTGATAAACGTTACCTTGTAACGCTTTGTCAAATTCATGTTATATTCTTTTCCCATATGTTAATCAACTGATTTTGTAATACCTTCAATTACTGTATTAAACTTATCTTTTACAAAAGCTGTTTTATACTGAGACTTGATATAGCACATCAATCTCTTTTCAGCAAGCACCGTTACGATATTCTTTCTGAAATCGTCATTTTCCCAGCCTAGTGAGATTGACAGATTCCATAAATCACGGATGTTCAAATAAGAGAAATCTCCCATGATGAAATCGCCTTGCTTCACCGCGGTAGTAGTCTCAACTCTTAATCCCTGGATCAACTCATCGTTGTATCGGAATGGTCTCAAATACTGCCCATTAGCATCTTTCGTCAACTGCATTGAAGCGTAATCCAAAGGATTCATTAATACCAGGTTAGGGCAATAAGCCATTTCGCTAGTAGAAACGATTTGAGAATAAGCCGCTACAAGGGCATCAAACATATTTGCCTTGTCAATATAGAAGTTTGTCAAAGAGAAAGCTGGCATGTCTGCGGCTACCCCTTTAATTTCTCCAGACGATCCAGATCCTGTCAAGATCCCCTGTTCTTCTTTTATGCCAAGTTTATTCACCATTTCTGTTTGCACCTCATTCACAAAGCTTGGGAAGTCAGAAAGAGTTTCTTCTGTAAATTTAGCAGCAATAGCAACTTTGGCAGCTGTAACGGTTTTTTCCGCAAGAGTTGCATCCATCAACGGCTTTAGCTCACCTTCAGGAACCCATGCGGCATCACCA